TACAAGACATTGATAACGTTGTCTAAAATCCTATTACCGGATGCGACATTATCTATAAGTAAAACCATTGAATCAATTGCAAACGAGAAAGCGAAAAAATTAAATGGAAAATTCAAAAAAGCGTAGACACTCTGGTATATGTCCAGACTGTAATGGAAATGGTTACAAACAATTCTATCTAGAAGAAGGTAGAGAGCATGTAATATTACAATGTGAAACGTGTGAATCGGAAGGAGAAATCTATGTGGATGAGTCCGAAGTTGTTGACGTTTATGTTGATGATGATATTGCTCCAAGTGATGTTGGCAAGTTGCACTAAAGATTTGCAACCTAACCCGTATACGACAATATTAAAACATATGATGAAAGGAAAAAATGCCAATAATAGATAAAAACATGAAATATAATCCATGGGTTAAAGAAGAAAGTAATTTAACTAAAGAACAATGGGATACTCAACAAAAATGGGTTCAAGGATTTTCTCATTCTAAATGGTTAAACTGTGAACACACTGATTCTATGTATTTAAAAGTAGATGGTAAAGGACCTGGACTTTTTAAGATGCGTTCTGAATCGGAAAGACAAGAAATGTCTAGACCCAGTAAATGGAACTATGATGTTGCGGATTCATCGGAGTAATTATGAATGATAATTTTCACTTAGATGTGTCATACATGGCGGGTTTGTTTGATGGAGAAGGAAGCGTTTACGTTAGACAAATTACTGAAAAAAGAAAAAATAAAAATCCATGTAAGGTTTGGAAAATAAGAATGGAAATGTCTATGACCGATAAAAATGTTATGGAGTTATTTCACGAAACCTTAGGTGTAGGTATATTAAAAGAACGTAAGTTTAATAATGTTCCTGCTCATTATAAAAAACAATACCGTTGGACGTGCTCACACAGGCAAGCATTGTATGTGTGTAAACTGTTCTGGCCTCACTCTATTGTTAAATTACATAAAATAGAACAAGTGATAGATCATTATGAACCAGACATTCAAGATTTAAATGACAACGTAATAGATTTAGCACTGGAAAGAGATACAAGAAATGTTTGATAAAATAATATATATTGTGTTAGAGAAAATTAATCACTACTCAACAGCCTTGACTTCATGGTCATGGCAGAAATTGTGGTCTAACAAGAAGGATGGCTATGGCTATAAAAGAAGAGGAAGAACTAAAAAAGATTCTGAAAAAAATGGATAAGAGACCTTTTGCATTAAGTAGTGTACCAAACTACGGTAAGGATAGATATGGGAGAGAGTATGGTGGTTTTATTAAAGAGTCTATTTATAATAGAATGAAATATAAACCAACGAACCGTGGTAAAAAAATAAATAAGAAAGGACCTTATGAAGTCTAAGTTTAAATATGATGGTAAGTCTAGACCTACTAATAAAACTTACGAAGAGTCATGGAACAGGATCTTTGGTAAGAAAGAAGCTGATGAACTAGAAGAGTCTTTAAAACAATCAAGGTTAAATAGAAAGGAACATACTGAAAATGAAGATTGATATAGAACTGTTACGTAAGGAACGTAAACAATGGAGAGAGAATAGTTTATTNCAAAGCAAATCTATCCTAAGGTTAAGTAAGGAATTAGACATGCTTCGNAGACAGAAAGAAATGCTTCAAGAGAAGTTATTAAAGGCCGTGACACATGATTAAACACAATAAACGATACAACTATATCCAAGGCAAACAGCTCACGGACCCCGGAACAGGGACCAGGGTTTACGAGATAAGTAATTATAGACTTCCCAGTGTGACTACTGTATTAGGAGCCACCAAAAATCAATATTTTTTAAAAAAATGGAAGGCTGAAGTAGGTGAGCAAGAAGCAGAACGAATCAAGAATGTATCTAGTGCACGGGGCACCTGTATGCATAAATTCCTCGAGCACCATGTACTCGGAACTGGTTGTGTTGATCTTACAAGGATTGGACAAGAGGCGCGTCCCATGGCCGACAAAATTATTGAGGTGGGTCTTGCACCGGTGGAAGAGTATTATGGCTCTGAAGTTATGTTACACTACCCGGGCCTGTACGCAGGTTCAACAGATCTTATATGTAGCCATAATGGTATGGAAACTGTTGTCGACTTCAAACAAAGTAATCGTCCGAAAAAAGAAGAATGGATCCAAGATTATTACATGCAAATTGCAGCATACGCCATGGCTCACGACTACGTTTACGGCTCCAAAATCAAACAAGGAGTTATCATGGTATGCACGCCTGACTTATATTACCAAGAATTTAAAACTGATGGACTTGCACTGAGCAAATGGAAACATAAGTTTTTAAAAAGATTAGATCAATACAATGAACTAATGCACGATAAAAAAGAAAGAACAACACCAATGAAAGCGGAGGATTTTACAAAATGAACTGTTGGCACTGTGGTACCGAATTAATATGGGGTGGAGATCATGACACTGAAGATAATGAAATGTATGATATTGTTAGCAACTTATCTTGTCCAGATTGTCATACAGCGGTAGATGTTTGGCATCCATCAGAAAAACTAATAAAGGAGTACAAAGATCATGAATGATAAACTATTTAGAACGATTCTAAAAAGATATGAAGCAGCTATCGAAGATGCAGCATACAAGATTGATATTATATGTGAGCAGAACCTGGTTATACCAGAACATATAGATATTACCGGTGAGGTTGACAAACTATTACAAATTATTGCGGAAGCTGAGGACAAAGTGGCCGTAATGAGGAAATATTATGGCGGAAAAAAGGCAGAAACAACTGTACTGTGATAAAAATGCAACACAATTCTGACGATGTATATGTATGGCAAAAGAAATAAAAAATAAAATAAAAACTACTCTAGAAAAAGTGTCTAATCTGTCACTTCGACTAAAAGTGTTGGTATACATAGTTAATGTCTGCCAAATTGTGGTTTTAAAAAGTGTCATGTGACAGATTATAATGTCACTTAATACAATATTTCAGTTTGCCTATGCGCGCGCGATACAAAATTCTGGTAAAACTGATTTTTTTTAGATACATATACATATATGAAAATTAGAAAGAAAACAAAACACTTTAGAAAAAAAGATAAACCAATTCCTGTAGAGACGCATGATTTGCCTAACAACGTTAGAGTTGGTTATAAAGACATTAAGATTAGATATGTTAGACCTAATTATAAAAAATGGGAACTAACTGATTGTTTTGGTGAGTATGATTACAGACAGAACGTTATACAAGTACAACATGATTTATGTGGTCAAGAAATGGCTAACACAATATTTCATGAGATAATGCACGCTGCAGTCCAGGTTGCAGGACTTAATCAAGAAAAAGCACCGTTAGAAAAACCAGAGTTTGAAGAGGCTGTTGTTAATCAGCTAACTAATATAATGATGGGTGTGTTTAGAGATAATGTTTGGATGATTGATATGCTTAAGACTCAGTTAGAGGATTCTGAAGATGCTGATTGATCTTCTATAACGTCTTGTGATTCACCTTCAACAACATCATCAGTCAAAAGGCCTGCGTAGTCTTCTTCTATTTGTGCCATTTTCATTATTAGTTGTTCTTCTGTCATGTCTTCTAATTTCCCATGTTTTATTATTTTTCTGTCTATGTATAATCCTCCTGCCTTTCCTCGATTTGTTTCAGCGTTCACAGCAGCTGAAAAAGAATTCTTTTTCAAGGCGGCATCTTTAATTCTAGCTAATTCTGATATATGGCTCTCATAAGTCACGCCATATTTAAGCATCTTTTCTTCTCTTAACTCACCTATATATTTTACAACTAATGGGTTATGTTTAGGGTTAGTAAGTTCGCTGCCTTCTTGTCGACATCTTTTCTCTGAATATCCTGCAAGTTTCGCTGCCTCTGATTTATTAAGAGGACCTTCTGGTCCACCAAATATCAAATGTTCGGCAAATCTTCTTTGCATTTCTGTTAATCTTTTTGGAACTCCCATGTTGACAATTTAAGGTAACTATCCTATATTGTCAAGGTATGAAAGACGAAGACAAAACATTCGAAAACGAAGTAACTCCTATATTTAATGACAGAGGTCCTAATGATTTAGAAGCTGTAATCAATCATTACAAAAAACAATTGTATGAAATGCAACAATATAAATCTCAAGCCATCATGTTAGAAAACCAACTCAAAGGTACCAAAGCAATTGTAGAAGATTTTGCTAGAGCTATCAAAGTCTTGAAACAAGATAATTTGATACATCTTAAAGAAATTGATAGACTTAATGAGTATGTTCAGATATTAGAAATGGAAAAGAAAACTAATTAAATGTTAGTCCACGACTTACAAACTTTCCTGTCTAAGTTTACNGAAGGATCTAAAAAAGGATCTAATGGTAACGCCTTATCTCATGCAAAATTGTTTGTTGAAAGAGACGGATATTTGGAAGAGATAAAAAGAATGGAAGTACATGAGAGTAATATTATAGGACAACCTGGTCATAGACTGGTTCTAAAAACTCAAACAGAAAAGAAATTTACCATCGCTGATAGTCTCAAAAAAGACTCATAATGCATGACAGTGTAACCCCGAAAAAACTATGGGTCCAGAAGCTAAATTTTATCAAAATGTTAAAAAGAATTTGCCAGGTTTTTCTCTTATTCGACTTGAAAATAGTAGCTTACTTGGTACTCCTGATCTATTGGTCTATAATACTTCTGGGAACTTTCGGACTATCGAATTAAAAGTCACCAAAGGTTACAAGCTTCAATTTTCTCCGCACCAAATAGCGTTCCATTCACGACATAATCAGAATACTTTTATCTTAGCAAAGACCACTGGTCCTTGCTCCTCTAATACTTCTCCAATATCCATGTTCCATGGTTCACGCATCAGGGAGCTTGCTGCTTGTGGCTTGAAGCTTGACGCTTGTTACTCGGGCTGGGAAGCTTGTCGCTTGGCGCTTGAAGCTTGAGGCTTGTTGCTTGCCGCTTGAAGCTTTCTAAAGATTGGAGCTTGATGCTTGACGCTTGAGGCTTGTGGCTTGAAGTTTGGATCATGGCGCTGCTTCCATTGATGGTCCTGAAAGAACCATATAGAAGGCCCGGACCCAGTGCACGCTTCGGACGCCGTACGCGCTTCCCGTTT